ATCTACTAAAGCAAATGGACTAGAACTTAATGGAATGTTTTGAAATGGTGAATTTAAAAAGTGATGTTGATATACTTTTCTCTGTTTATCAACTCCAATAGTATGACCTTCTTCATGATATAAAGTAATAGGATGACTTGCTGCTGCCTCTGTTTGATCACTTGGAATCTGAATTGAACCTTGTCTCCATTTCGATTCAAACGCATCTACACTAACTTCACCTGTATTTGGATCTATAATACCAACAGACCTAAACGGACTTATATCTAATGACATATGTGAAAACGGTGGATTGAAATAAAAATTAGTTGATGGAGATTTACCAAACGCTGTATAAAATTTACTATCTTCCATATCTGTATAATCCATATTTACACTTGTACGAAATCGACTGTGAATTGCTCCTTGAATATCTCCACTTACAATATGAATTGAACCGCCTTTCCAAGGCTGAGTAGCTCCCGTTTCATCAAATAAATCAGTACCTACTGTTATCGGTGTAAATGGTGAAGTTAAAAAATGATGTTGATATACTTCTCTCGTTTTAGTGGCTTCAGGAAATGTCATATCTCCCCAAGGTGTCGCTGGAGTAAAAGCAGTTCCAAAAAGAGAAGATTGTGGCGTATCTGTATTAATAGGTGAATTACCTGCCCAAATTAAATCTGTATCTTCATAAACATCTTGTATTAAACTTCTATAATATTCTATAACTGGTGGAAGTGTAATTATATCTATATATCTATGGTCATCAGCATCATACCAACCCAAATTTCCAAATAGTGGTGATCCAAGTCCAAGTTGAGTATCAAATGTATAATCAGTTGAAATATTATGTGTTATTTGTGTTCCTTCAAATAATGGAATTCCACTTGTTTCACCAGGTGGTAAAGTATTTCCTTCTAACTGTGGAACTTGATATGTTCCATCAGCTGCTCTATAAATCGAACTTCTTGGTGTTATTGGAACTAAACTGCCATAATAAGAAACACCACCACCAAGTACAGCGGCTGCACTAACATCACTTGGAATATGAATTGAACCACCTTTCCATCCGAATGCAGTTTCAAATATAGGTGATCCATCTCCATTTTGTTCTTCCGTTTCATATTCATATAAAAATGGAGTTTGATTTAACGATAAATGAGTAAATGGTGGATTGAAATAAAAATTAGTTGATGGAGATTTACCAAACGCTGTATAAAATTTGGAATTTTCCAGCTCAAGTGTATGAAAAATATCAGTTGAATGTGCTATTCCATAATCACCCCAATTTCCAGTATTGGGTTGAAATTGACTTGTATAACCTATTAATGGAAGAGTTAAATAATCACTTCCATGTGCATTTGCCACCTCTGGAGTATCATCAAATAATACTGTCGTAAATTCTTCGGGTCCTGTTGATGTATGTTGTGGTATTACATAAGGTAAACCAGTTCCAAATTCAAATGGATTAAAATTTGGTGATGTCAGTCCAATTTTACCAAGTCCTGCACTACCACGAGTAAATGTTTTAAATGTAGGATGTGATTGGTGCGGATGATCTGTAATATACATATCACCACGATCAAACCCACTATCAATATCAGTTTGTAAATCTTCTGCAGAAAACTGACTTGTATAATTTGCTAATGGTGTAGTGAAAAAATCACTTCCATGTGCATTTTCTGCTATAGGTGTATCATCGAATGATTCTATCGTAAATTCAGTGGGTCCACTTGAATCGTGTTGTGGTATTACATATGGAATATCATCTTCAAAAGTCCAAGGATCAAAGTTAGGTGAAGTTAAATCTATTCTACCAAGTCCTGCACTACCTTGTGTAAATGTTTTAAATGTAGGATGTGACTGATGTGGATGATCTATAATATACATATCACCACGATTAAATCCACTATCAATGTCAGTTTGTAAATCTTCTGCAGAAAACTGACTTAAATAATTTTCAAGTGGAACTGTCATAAAATCACTTCCATGTGCATTTTCTGCTATAGGTGTATTATCGAATACTTGTGCTGATATAGGTGAAGTTGTGGGACCAGTTGTAGTTACTTCTGGAATAGCATAAGGAATATCTGATAAAAATACATCTTCTCCAAAATAAGGTGAATCGAATGTTATTCTTCCAAGTCCTGCACTACCACGAGTGAATATACTATATTCTGGGGTAGATGGTTCATCAATATTAGCAATATACATATCACCACGACTAAATCCTGATATATGAAATTCTGTTCCGTAACTTGAATGTAGTTGTTCTGAATCCGTGTATTGTGAACTTATAATTCCATCTACACTATTAAATTGGCTACCCAAAAGAACATCATATCGAGAATAGTCAATTGTAAATGATGGAGATAATCCAACCGCTGGTATTGTATGTCTTAATGTATCTAAACTTAATATAGGTATATCACTTCCTTCCGATGTGGGTGCTAATAATGAATCAATCACCATATTCTTAGTAAACCCTAATGGTAAAGTATTAGGACCCCAAGTTCCTTGTATTCCACTAAAATAATCAGTTGTAGGAACATCGTTTTCTATTCCTAATGAAACACCATTAGACATTGGATATGCATAACCTTCTTCTGTTATACCAATAAACTGTGAATTATCTTTACTAATAAAAAATTTAGTAAATCCTTGAGCATTTACATTAGAAAAGAAATCTACAGCGGAAGTTATTTGACCAAAAGCAGATTCCATTTGTTCTGTTTGTGAAGAAACATTTTCAGCAGGATTATGTCTACCACTTAATGCAGAAGTACTTGAACCAACCTTTGCATAGTTAGTCCATTTAAAATTACTTAAATCTTGTGTTAATTCTACTAATCCCATTATCCTATCCTAAACTCCTTTATTGTTGACTCAATTTGGTAATTGCTCCTCGTAATACTGTTCTCATTTCTATAATTTCATCTACCACCGAATCCAATTTTTTATTTGTCTTTGTCATATCCATATTTATAACTGGTGCTTCTACATTAACTCTTTCTCTTTCTACAACACCAATCAGTCTACCAACATTTGTAATTGTTCCTTGTATTGCTCCACCAACAGTATTTATTACTCCCACTGCTAATGATCCCATTGTTGCTTTACTAACTCTATTTGCTGAATCTGCAAGACTGTTAAAAGCAAGTGCTAATTGAAATGTTGGACCAACAAGTTTATTAACATCCCGCATTCCTTTTGATAAATCTTTCATTGCAATTGCTGCCATCTTTAATCCAGGAGCCATAGCGGCAAATCTTTCAAATTTCCTTACTGGATCTCCACCAAAAAATTTACCAATTCCAGAAGCAATACCACCCAGTAAACTACCTCCACCAAATAAAAGTAATGCCCCCCCAATTGCTGCTATTCCAGCTGCTGTACCTAATAATGCACCACCACCAATTGCGCCAAGTCTTTCAAAGGACGGAGTAAAAGTTTCCAAGTTAGGAGTTATCGCTGCCATTGCCGCGGACATAATCATTAAAGCTATAGCAAACGGAACCATTGCAACAGATATCAATGTTAATGCAATTGCTCCAAGAAAAATAAAAGGAATCATCAGTCCCAAAGCACTAAAAGCCAATCCAAGACTTATAATAGCTAAAACACCTTTGGAAACTTGTTCAAAATCAATTCCAGTAAATAATTTTATTGCAGGTACAAATACCATAAGTGCCAAAGACAATCCTAATAATGCTAATGCACCAAGACCAATAGCCGCGGGTATAGGTGGGATACCCATAATTCCTACAGCTATAGCAAATCCTGCTAATGCAATTCCACCCTTCAGAACTTGTTCAAAATCAATTCCTGTAAAAAATGTTAATGCATATGCAAATATTCCAAGTGTTATACCCAACAACCCAAGAACAAGAGCACCTTTAGCAACTGTCCCTGTACCCATTGCTGTTAATCCACTTGCTAATCCTATCAGTCCCATTCCAGCGGCCCCTCCACCAAAAGCCATAAATAATAAAAATGGTATACCCAATAATGCTGGAATTGCCGCTATTCCAAACAAACCAAGATTCAAAGATCCTATAGCAACTGTCCCTGTACCCATTGCTGTTAATCCAGCAGCAAGACCCATAAGACCTCCTCCGCCAGTAGGAGCATCAAGAGCATTTTTAGCAATTGTTGTTGTAACAAATGAAGCTGCCAATACCCCCAGCTGGATCACTGATTTTGCTACCCAAGCAAGTATTCCTAATTTATTTAATGCCCATACTCCAACCAATGCCACAGCAATTTCTTTATTTTCAGCTAATTTCTGAACCATTCCTCCGATAAATCCTGCAATTGCAATTACAAGCTCTTTTACCTTTTTAAAATTTGGATCCCACCATTCCTTAATGCCTTTAACTATTGTAAAAACTCCATCAGCAAGACCCTCTACTAAAGGAAAAACTACATCTCGAATCGTTTGTAATATACCCTTACTCATTTCAAAACCAGAACTTAAGTCCATAGAAATACCAAACATTTCGAGTAATTTTTTAACCATCGGTGCTACAAATTTAGAATATGCAGTTCTAAAAACACCAACAATTGCACCCCATGTTTTTTGCATAGATTCACTAGCAGCTTGAGCATCTTCCATCTCTTTTGTTTGAGCTGGACCCATCCTATTAAGTTTTTCTTGAGCAGATACCATACCAGCTAAATCAGTAACACTTAAACCAAATGCTGCAGCTAATTTCTTTCTCTGTAAAAAATTCATTCTATTGAATTGAGCTTCACTACCAACCTGTTTTATGATCTCTTTCTGCATTCCAACAAAATCACCTGCCATTGCTAATTGTCGAGCTCTATCTGTATTGATTTGTCTACCTAACATCATGGAAGCTTCCATTGTAGCTGCAACAGAACTTTCAAAATCTAATAATGATTCTGCAGCACCACTAATAGTAGACATACTCATTCCTAATTTCTTTGCAAATCCGGCTACTTGTATAATATTCTTTCCACCCATTCTCATATGAGTTGCAAAAAAGTCTGTATCACTCGCTACTTCTTCCATAACCTTTCCAACTGGAATACCAAGTTCTTGAAGTGATTCCATCTCTGCGCCCATATTAGCCAATAAAACATCCTTAGTTGAACTGGAGGTAGCTTCCATTAATTCTGCAATAGATGCTGCTGAACTTGCTGCAATCCCATAATTTCTTTCTAAGTCCGTTACTATTTGAACAGATTTTATTGTTTCTCTATTTACAACACCCCACTCCTCTACAAGTGAAGATGCTCTCGCTGACGTGTCTTCTAAACTTTCACCATACATAAAACCACCAGCGGCTGCTTCACGAGTTGCCATTCCTAAATTTACAGCATGTCCAAACCCCACTCCAAGTTCTTTTTGCATTTGTACTGCACCCTTTACTACTCCAACAAAAGCTTTAGCTATTGAAGCAATTACTAGTACTATACCACTCAAGAATCCTATCCCAAGAATTTTTGCTAGCATTTTTCCACCCGATTTGAAATGTTTACCCATTTTCTTTATCCACCCTTTACCCGCTTTATCTCCGCCCTCATCTCCAATATCTTCTCCCTTAACCAGACTATCCTCTGCTTTTTCTGTAACCTCTTTAGTTTTATCTACCGCTCCTGATTTTCCATCTTCATATCCTTCAGTGTATTGTTTTCCCATATCATATCCTGCTGGATAACCTTCTTTCTTTTCTAACTCTTTTTGCTTATCGCCAGCCTCTTTAGATTTATCATCTGATTCTGTTTGTTCACCTTCTTTTGGTGTTTCAGCATCTTTAGATTTATTCCCAATAAACCCGGTAATGTTACCTCCCCATTCCTTCATTTTTGTCACAAAACCCTTCGACATCTTTTCTCCCAACTTATCAATACCTATAAAATCTGCAAGAAGGCCTCCCATAGGCAGTTTTCTAACTATTTCATCAAGTTTCTCAAAGGGTTTTGCCAATTGTTTTGTTACTGCCACAGTTTTTTTATGAATTAAGAGATTTTTATCATTCTCTGCTTGTGCTGCCTGAAGGTTTTTTACAGTAGCTTTATATCGATTCAATTCATTTGCATCGGCGGCCTTAGACGCTAAATTCTTCGCATTGGCTATTTGTTTTGTAAGATTAAAACTTTGAAATTCTTCAGTTCCTATATTCGCATGTTGTTCGTATATACTTTCCATAATCGGAAGAGAATTCACCAAACTCATATGCTTTTTCTTATCGAAAGCACTCATATTTTTCATATCTTTTGCCAATACAAGTGACATGGACATCCAAGTCCCACCCAAAGCATTAACTTCTGCAAGTCCTTTTCCTCTTTCTTTTAACGAATCAACAATTGACTTACCGAGATCAGCTGTCCGTTTTATTGCAGCTTCATGCTCTTCTTCTTTCTTTATCGCTTCATCAATCCTTGCTAATTCTTCATTATCAGTTTTCTCTTTTTCAGCTGTATCTTTCTTGGCTTGAGCTTCTTTCTTTTTAGTTCTGGATTCTTCTCGCGCTCGTTGTTTCTCCCAGCGTTTAACTTCACCGTCATGGTCCTTTTTCCTCCGAGCTGATGCTGCACTTTCCCTTGCATACTTCTTCTTATCCATTTTATCGGCATTTGCATCTAACCAAAGCTGACGTTTCTCTTCTTTTTTAGCTTCCTGTGCAGCAAAATCTGCTTGCTTTTTTGTTATATAAGCCATATATTTAATTACTCTGTTTTAGATTATGTCTTACCATAATTATATTAACTCTTTTAGATTGTATTGCTGATTTTGAAATGAATAAATGATTCTTAAATAAGAATGATATTATAATCTAATACCCATACTTTTTAAGAAGCTTTCTAAGTTCAGGATCGTTTTTTTTACTTTTTTGGATGTGGTCACGCATATCATCATAAATATCATCTGCATCTTTAGTAAGTTTTTGTAACACTGGATCAAATTTTAATACTTTAATAACTCTCTTGGCTTGTCCTTTTCCTATAGCAGAAAAAATTCCTCCAAAAAGTTTATCCAGTACTCCTTCCTTAATAATGTATCTTGGCATTTATGATCTCCATATATTATAAATAAAACTATCGAATAGACTCATTCGATAATAAATATAAGATTGTTTACTTTTTGACGTGCGGGGGCCTCTGAATAGAAGAAGATTTTTTGGATGCTTTATCATGAGCAGCTTTCTCTTCTTTATATGATTTTTCTAGTTGTTTTATGTAAAAACGCCGAATGAATATCGGCATAGTATACACCTCTGAATGTGTAAAACCACCTTTACCATAAAAGCAAAGTTGATATATTTCAGTGTGTATTGTAGGTCTATCTTCTGGCTGTAGGCCAAAAAAACTGTACGGTCATGGGGACCGTTATCTCCTCATCATAGTTACAAAACTCACACGTAAATATATAAGTCATATCTACATCAGGAGTTATATTCCCTAGATGTTCTCGAAAGGCCATTGAATCTCTTGATAAAAATTCATTTTCTACAAAACTATTAACTTTAGTTCTATCTGTATCACCTTCAACGGACAAAAGTGCCTTTTTTAACCGTGTAGTAACTTCAGATTCTACTGATGATTTAGCTGAAATTTTCTTTAATGCTTTAAGTTCGTTATCAACCTCTCGTTCATCTCTTTGAGTAAGAAGTTTAAATGTGATTGTTCGTTTTGAAGATGGAAGTTTAAATTCAAATTCATTCAATCCATTTTTAAAAATTGAATGATCTACTTTTCTATCTTTTAAAGTTGTTAAATCAATACTATCTTGATTTCTTTCACTGCAAGAAGGGCAATTTGTTTCAAATTCATAATTTTTTCCATATCCCAATACTCTTGCAGATACCATTAATGCATTCTTATCTCCAATAAGAATATCATCTAAATTAATAGATTCGTCAACAACTAAAGATTCCAATAACTTATCAATCACAATTCCTCTGCGAATAAGATTTGGGGATGTTAAAATATCTTCCTCTCTTGCTGTCATATATTTTATCTCAATCTCTCCTTTTGATAAAGACGATTCTTTTGAATATAATGCCCCTTTTGAAGGCAAACTTACAATCTCAGTTGGAAACTGAGCTTTTTGTTTATCAGGCATATTTTGTCTCCTTATATTTTTATTGAATAGTTTTTAATAATCTATACAATATAACCAATTATAAAACTAACTGGGGATATTTAAATCCCCAGTTTAAATATTACTTACTGCGGAATTATGATTTTCCAACAGCGTCACGAACTCCGTACAAACCAAATGCTGCGAGTAATGTCCAAACAACTTCAGGTACTGCTTCTATAAGACCTGCTGCTTGTGCTACTCCAACAACACCAGCGACAATTGATGTCCATACTGTCTTTGATTTCCACCAAGCTTTATCTGCTATGATTGCCATAATTGACTCCTTTTATTATTAATAACTTCTTATTTAGAATTGTAGTATCGCGTAATCGTACCTTAATGTTAATGTTACATCTGCTGGATCAGTTGTATTTGACCAGTCTAAATCATTAAAGTTAGCATTTACAATCCAAGTCCCCTTTAATGTCCATTCTTCTACTTTATCACCAACAGGTCCCAAAACATTAATGGTTACATCTTTCTTATAAAAATCCGAATATCCATCTCTACCAGTTACACTTTCATGAGATAACCGAACCCATTCCATTACTGCTTGTGCAGCAGAAGGAACAACTGGATCATATAAAGTAATTTCTAATTCTTCCCATGCACCTTTACCTTTAACATATCGTTTAACATTGATGTGATCAAGTTCAATAGTTTCAAAAGCTATTGAAGGTCTATTCGCTGTCTTAATAAGATAAGCGGGAATACCTTCAATGTACATGATATACCGATTTTTCGTTTTCGGTTCAAACGGTGTGAACATTATCTCTGAAGGATCTAACAAGTCTGGCATCTTTAATCTCCAATTTTAATTTAAAATCTCGTACTTCATATATAAATATCAAAGTTTCAAAAAATCATCAATTACTTTTTCTATTTCTCTTAGAAGTTTTTTAGAAGTTTTATTATCACTTCATATATAAATATATTAGATCAACAAAAAACCCCTCAAAAAAGAGGGGTTTTTCATTTATTAATCTAATGATTAAACTTATTCAGGAAATGTTGCTCCTGTCGGTAATACCACGAAGTCTAATACAATAAATTCAGCTGTTCTTGTTGGTTGAATAAATATCTGTCCAACCAATTGATTTCTATCAATCACGTCAGGTGGGTTATTGGAATCATCCATAACTACCTTAAATGCTGATAGACCACTATTAGCTTGTACTGATTCTAAGAACGGATTCACAATGTTCAAGAAACGATTTCTTGTTGCTGATGTGTTCTGTTCAAATACTAAGTATCTACTTGCGGAAGCAATAAACTTCTTCAATCTAATTAACAGTCTACGTACATTCACCCTATCAAGTGCTGATGGTCTTGCTTGAAGTGTCTTTTGTCCCCAAACAACCACACCTTGTGCTGGAAATGAAGCAATTGGATTAACTCTTTCTTCATACAAGTCATCACGTTCTGCATGAGTCAATCTTGTTTCAGCTTCTAACACCGTTGTCAATCCACCACGATTCAAACCTGCTGGTGCGAACCATTCGTGTGCTACCTTATCCGTGTAAGCTATTACACCAGGTAAAACACAAGAAGGTGGAACCCAAACTGGAAGTGATGTAGCCCTATCAACAATTTTTACCCAAGGATAATAAGTTGCTGTATAATTAGTATCCAACGTACTTACTGCACCTGTTGAAGTTGCTATCGAATCACCTTTTTTACTTGAATCCACAATATAAAAACAATCACCACGTGCTTCACATTTAGCAATAGCGTGATTTGTTATTTTTGAATGTACTCCATGAATAATACCAGGTGTTACCATCATATTAATATCAAACTCATCTGGATTACTTACTGCATTAATTGCTCGTTGATAAGCAAGTGTTCCATTGGTACTTGCCGTTGAACAATCAAATCCCATTACGTTTGTATTTAATATATCAATTCCTGTATTTTTAGAAACTGCTGGATTATCTCCATCAAATCCACCTTGAAATGGAACAACGAAATTACGTTGTTTTTTATGTGAATTAGATAAGGAAAGATATGTAGATCCATTAGCGCCGTTATCCAAAAGAGTGTCATCATGTCCGTACATATCTTCTAAACTCATAGATACCTGTGATCCAACTCCAAATGCATTAATTGGTGCTAAATATTGTCCAGCATCTGCATTTGCGTAATCATGTCCATAACTCACATTAGAATTATATTGATCTTGAGTATTTGTTTGTGCTGTTTTAAATGCCCATACTGGAACTGCTACAAGATTACCAGGAATTGGATTACTAATTGCTGCATGTCCCATCGGGACTACGACCTTTGGCGAACTACCATCTTGAATATCACTATAATCAGAAACATAAATATGTTTTGATCTATTTGGCCAATCACCATTATAGGTTAATTTACCAGCTGAACTAATTGTTACATATCTATCACCAATTACTCTTGCAAAGAAATTAGGACTCGTTGGATCAAAATTCAAATTAGACCATTCTTCTGCAGGATTATCCCTCGTTGCGAAATTATCATCAAATCCAGTTTGAAGTACTCGTAAACTAAATGAACCATAATCACTACCAGCAATTGAACCTGCTGGTTGAACCATAGAAATTTCAATTTTATACTTATCATTTACATCCGCACCATGCGAACGAGTATTAACTTTAAATAGACTATATCTACTTCCATTAATCAATTGTGATTGTATAGATGGTGTAGAAGCATTAGCATAATCTGTAGCCAAACTTAAACTACCACTTGACAATGAAGATGATACAGCTGCAGAGTTACTTAGGGTATAACCCTGGCTACTCTGTGCATGTTTAAAGTTCTTATACAAATATGCCGCTACAGTATTCTGTCCGGATTTTTGTATTTGAGCTTCTGGACTAAATACACTTTCAATATAATCTCCACTTCCTGTATCAAATGAAATTGCATAAGTACGTGAAGTTAGGTTCTTTACTCCCCAATCACTACCACTTAAAATAAGTGTTGATGCACCCCAAGTACCTGTAATTGTACAACCACTCAAATCTGCTGTTCCAGCTGAACCACCACGAGATGGTGCTAATACTGCGAGTATTTTTGCATCAACATCAGCTAATCCAGAAGTAATACCAGGACCTATAGTTACATTTGTAGCTGCTTCTGTTGCTGCTAAATTATATGTAGTTGCTACTGCTGTATCTGCAGATACTAATGCAACAGTCGGGCTAAAAGATCCTGAAAATCCAGTAACACTACCAGCAAGAATTGCTATAGCTTCAACTGTTTCTAATATATTTGTATTATTAGCTAAATAAAGTACTGCTGCATTGCCTGAAAACGCTACCCCATCAGTTCCCACTCCACTCGTAAAAGTTATTACCTGTGGTGTTGCTCCATCACCGAAAGTAATTGAAATTGTTTCAGTATTCGATGGAACTGCTCCAACTGTTATTTCTAGAGAAGCTACTCTAGCTGCTGGATCCTGTGTAATATTTACAAAATCTGCTGTATAGCCACCAAGTCCAAGAATACGAACAATTGTTACTGTTCCGGCACTTCTTAAATATTGTTCTACTGCGTACGGTGTGTAATATCGAGTATCCGTAGATCCAAACACTTCTTCGAAATCAGCAAAATTTCTAACAATTGAAGGAACAAATGCAGGACCTTTTACAGTTGGTCCAATAATTGCTGCTCCTATTTCTGAAATTCCCTGAGGAAGAAATGAAAGGTCACGTTCTCTCGTAAATACACCCGGGCTTACGATTCTTTCTGCCATTATTTTTCTCCTATTATATATTAAAGAATTATTTTAAATATGAAATTTATATATCATCTATAAATATATTCTAAATTTCTGAAACGATAATTTTTGACAGAATTTTTTAAGCTTTTTCGGGTTTTTCTGGTTTTTCTGTAGTTTCAGTAGGTGTAAATACCCCTGTAGTTGGATCAAGTGATCCTGGACCATATTTTTTATTTAATTCTTCAACTAACTTACGTTCTGTTTCTTGAACTTCACTATAGTCACTTTCTATTTTTGCTTCTGCATCATCTATAGCATCAAGTTGCTGTTGAACCAATAATCTTTGGACTCTTACTTGACCAAATTGAAGTTGTTTCTGTTGATATGAGTTTTGTAAATCTTTTAACGATTTTAACTCATCTTCACTAAATTTAGTTTCTTCAGCCATAACTTATTTCTCCTTGTTGTTTAATATAACCGATATACTATATATATCAAATTAATTGTGTTAATTCACTTTTTTCTTTATTTTTTCTACTTCTTCTTTTAATTCTTTAACTGATTCTATTAATAGTGGAATGATTCGTTTATAATCAACTCCTAAATAACCATTTTTTCTCTCTTGGACCACCTCTGGTAAAACTTTTTGAACTTCCTGTGCTATAACTCCAACATCGTGTCCTCTTTCTCGTGCCCAGCCAGGTGCTTTTTCATTCCAATCAAATTCTACACCACGAATACCATCTATTTTATCTAATGAACCTTTTATAACTTCTATATTATCTTTAAGTCTTATATCAGATGTATAATATGCTACAACATCACCAGCAGCAACTACGTCTCCACTAGCAGAAACGTGTTTAAAAGAGGGACTACTTCCTGATACTACTACCTTTTTCCAATTTGGCATTTAATTTATCTCCTAATCGCGGTTGGCTACTTCCTTTGAAGTCCACTTCCCATCATCTGCCAAAAAGATGGGCCAACATTAGTTATTTTTCTAAATGTTCCTTGATTAACTTATATTCTTCTCTCAATTTTTTAGTTACTTGTAATACCTTTGGAACATCTTCTATTTTATGTCCTGCGTCTGCTACTATTTTTAATAAAAATTCTAATTCAGGGATAGTCAATGGATGAACATATGCTTTTCCCTCTACAATTTTAACACGGCCTTTAACATTAATCGCCATTTTATAACCTCTTAATTATTATGCATAAATCCAAATTTCACTATCATTTGTATCTACATAAATTGATCCGACTCCACTACCATAAGTAGGAGCACTTTGTGAATCACCATCTCCAGTTCCCAATTCTACCGTTCCTACATATGCGTCTGGTACAATATCTGTAGCTGCTACTGCTAAATTATTATCAAGTACCCATCTACTTGTTCCAGTATCATATCCTAATGCAAATCCTGCTCCATCGGCTTGTTTACTTACTATAATACCACCATCTGTAGCTCCTGTTGAACCACTTGCAAATACTGCAAATTTATCTTCAACAGCTAAATTAGTTGTAGAAATTATAGTTTGATCTCCATTTACAGTTAAATCACCACTAATTGTTAAATTTGATGATATTGTTGCTACTCCTGTAATATCAACACCCGTTGCAGTTACACTTAATCTTTCTGTATCATTAACCTTAGTATTTACTTCATTAGAAGTTGAAAAATCAACATATTCTTGACTTGCTGCTGAACCAACTTTAAGTGCTGTATTATATACAGAAGTTATAGCTGTTTGTCCTGGTGTTATTGCAACATCATTAGCATTAGCTGTAATACCATTACCACCAATTACATTCAATACTCCACTTGTGGCAGTCGTTCCTGCTCCTGCCAATCCAGTTGCCACATTATCATTCACCATACTATCTTCAACTGAATTTGCTTGAATGGTTGCGGCTGCTGTAACATTACCACTTCCATCAAAGTTACCAGATGACCATACAACATCACCAGTCATAGCAATTGTTCTTGCTGATGCTAAAGCAGTTGCTGTAGATGCATTTCCTGTTACTTCACCTGTAAGTGGTCCTGCGAATGCGTCTGAAGTAACTGTTCCATCAAAGAAAGCATCTTTAAATTCTTTGGACGATGTTCCAAGGTCAATACCAGAACCGACAGTTGAATAAAGTGCAGAAGCATCTAAAGTTAATTCTGTAGTATTATTTATCTTAAAATCAATCTCATTTGCCGTTCCAAAATCAATAGCTGTCTCAGAATCTTCACCGAGTATAAGGTCGGTGGCATAAATTGATGTAATAGTTGTTTGTGCTGCTGTTACCATCATATCATCAGCGTTTGCAGTTATACCATTACCACCAATTACATTCAATACTCCACTTGTGGCAGTCGTTCCTGCTCCTGCCAATCCTGTGGCTACACCATCGGATAGATGAGCGTCGTCAACCGAATCAGCGGCCAACTCATCACTATTAACTGCGTTATCTGCTAAATGTTCATTATCTATAGAACCTGCCGCATAGTGTTCTGAATTAACTTCGTTATCACCAATCATTGCGTTAACAACTTCACCAGTACCGATAGATATTGTTACATTACCTGTGGCTCCACTTACATCTATACCACTTCCTGCTACTGCTGTTGCTACATAATTTCCTGTTGTTTCAGTTCCAAGAATAACACCACCATCTTTTATTATTACAACACCACTCGATACTGAAAAGTTATCTGAATTAAATGAAGCAACACCTTTGTTTGAAGTACTTGCTTCTTCACCTGTAATTGTAATTGTAGTACCACTTGCTGAAGTATCTATACCTTCTCCACCAGCAATAGTTAAAGTTTCGCTATCTAAATCTATATCAATTGTACCACTATCAGTCGTGGCGTCAAAATCTTGTGCTGTAACTTGTGCGTCTACATAAGTTTTAACTGCTCCTTGTGTAGCAAGTAAAGTCGCACTAGAACCTAATGAACCGTTGTCTATACCTGTTACAGTTGCCCCTGTAGTTAATACTAAACTATCTATATTTCCAGTACCATCTATATATAAATCTTTCCATTCTAATGTAGATGAACCTAAATCAGATCCATTATCGGCTTTTGGAACAATTGCCCCACTTGCTGATATTTCGTTCAGTACCGCGGAACTCCCCGATACTATGACTTTTCTCCACTGTGCCATTTTTATTCTCCCTTATTAAATAAACTATGTAGTTTATCGTTAATAAATATAAACATTATAAATTATTCCACTTTTCTTTTACTTAATTGTTAATTTTATTATGATGGATCGTTAGTATATCCAACAAACCATTCATCTGATCCTGAATAATAGATTCCACCCGCTGTTGCGGTAGGTGGAGCCCCTGTTACTGTCCCCAATACTACCATTTTATTATCAATTTTGAACATTAAAGCATCACTATTATCATATACATCAAATCCACCACCCGTTGATTTCCAAATAAAATCTGAACCAGTTACACTTAATGCCCCACCACTTTCATTCCAAGTGGTACTTCCGTATGTAAATGCATCTGTTACAGCTAACGTATCTACGTTTGCTGTTCCATCTATATACAAATCTTTCCATTCTTGAGAACTTTTTCCTAAATCAAATGCGTCATCTGCATCTGGAATCAAACTTCCACTAAATTCTGCTCCTACTAATACTGTATCGGACGCCACGTTATCACCAATTTGAATATTTCCCGTCAATTTCATATCAGACGCAGTAACATTACCTCTAATATCAAGTCCTGTTGCTAATGTAGTTCCAGTATATTGATATACCGTCATAAAAAGATATTGACTATCAGTTGGGTCCGTCGAGTTGGATGTAAATTGTATTACTCCTGTTTTATAATCAAAAGTATAATCATTAGCAGAAACTATATCATCACCACTTAATGAACCAGTCTGTAAACTATGACTGACTGCAGACGATTTATATAACGCTGCTAAATATCCAGGGGTTGAATCTTCAGTTGTAGAAGTTGCTAAACCAGATGTTGAATATTTTGGTGATATAAAACTTGTCTGTTGGTCTGAACTAATTAACTGTGCACCGATTCCATCATCGCTTCCCGTTGGATTCAAAAAGAACCAAACTTCATTATTAGTATTTGATTTCGTTAATTTTTGTCTATACCAATACTTCATTACACCTGATCCAGAAACAGTATGAGTTGCACCAATATCTGCACTTGAACTATGAGGTAATCCCGAAGATGGTATATACCCTGCTTGAGTATAAATCTCAGATGCTTGTAAATCAAGTACATTTGTAAATGATTCTTGAGATGCTCCAAGAGTTTCGTGAGTATATCGTCTTGACGCTAATAATCGACTGGATTTTTTTTCTTTATCTAAGGCTGCCATTTCTTATCTCTAACTAAAAGTTAATGTGATATCATTTAATGGTGTTGGATCACCCTTATATCTAACTATCACGTAAAGTTCATTATCGTTACTATCTAAATACATTCCATCTGCATTTCTTATTGGTATTGTATAAGTATTACTTGAAATACTACCACCACTATTCCCATACAAACTAATTGCTGTGGAAAATGGATTTTTAAAATTATCTGCTGCCATATCTGCTTCAATCAGGTTACTTGTGGTTTTTACTGGATCGTAAATTCTTGCAACACCCAAAGAACTATTATTACCACTATTTTTACCTGAACTCTCAAATAATATTGCACATGAAACACCATTTGTAGTTGCGTTCCAAGCTATCAATGTATTATTATTAAGATTAACAGTCATACTTGAATATGTACTACCATCTGTTTGGAATCTTCGTATGTAATATTTATATGTTCCACTACCAAAACTTGAAGGATACCAATATCTATATGTTCCACCTGGGTCTACCAAAAATCCTGGTTTAACTTGTAAGTCATAATTACCTATTTGATTACTACCACCAGTTAATTGATATGAAGTAGTCCAAGCAGTTCCATTAAATGCTTGTACGTTATCTGCCAATGCTATTCTAAAATCTTCTCCTGTAAATAATTCAGTTGTTCCTTGTAGTGTACCACCATCATATGATTGTGCTCTACCATATATTCCTAAACTACCACTAGCAGTTGTTTGGCTAAAATTCCCCGCCGTATGATATGAAATAGTTTGAGTATCTAATGTGGATTGTGAACTATTTCTGTTTCTTGCCTTTGTGGCAACAGTAAATGATGTATCAGTAAGAGTTGATGATTGTTGTATACTATCAGCATTTCCACTGTCATAACTGACAGAGCCTGTCATTATTACAATATCATCATATCGTGGTACTCCACTATTTACTGCTGTAGTTCCATCACTCTGAAAAACTTTACCTGAAGTTTGTACCGTTCCACCATTTGTAGAAACCGTATCTCCACTTAAAGTAGCAGTACCAACACCAACTGAAGCCGCTGTCATATCAATTAAAGTAGTTGAAGCTGCATATGCTGGATTAAATAATCCTGTAATTTTCGTTGAAACTTCAAAGGTAGCATCTAATAAATAAGGAACACCACTCAAACTTCTTGATGTGGCCGTTAATGCTCTATGAGTTGTACCAACATCTGCTAATGTATTAGTTCCTATTGCAGTATCCATAGTGGTTGTTGGTGCCCAAAATCTATTTTTTGTAGTTCCACTAATAGTTTGATACAAACCTGAACCGCTTGACATCCCTACTGTTAAATCATGAAATCTATAATATCCACTTGACGATACACTTGTAAAATCTGTTGCTGATGCTCCATATTTTCTTGATAAAGAACCAGTTAAAGCAGTTCCACCTACATCTACAAACTTACCATCTTGATATGCTGCAGGTATAACTGCAGGATTAGCAGATGCAATTTTTGCTAATGTCAATCCATTTGAAGTTCCAAAAGTACTTGTAGTATAATCTAAATATGATTGAGTAGTAAATGTATTTGATGCTGCAGTTGGTGCTGAAACACTTCCCGTATCACTAAATGATTGAGTAGCTACCACTCTAACATTAAAAGCTGTTTCCGCACCACTTGTTAATCCACCTACTCCAAATAATTCAGTATCCGCGGAGGACCTAACAGTTGTCGAACCACCCGAATTAGAATCAAAATCTAAATAATGAGTTGCTCCATTTTGATAATAAACTGTTATACCACTAAAACAAGTTCCTCCTGTTTTCCACCAATCTTTAAAATTTAAATAATCTATTGTTGCATTACTTAATGAACTATGTTCTTGAGGTAAATATCCATTTATTGTATCTGTACCACCCAAACTATTATCATTTGTATCAACACTTGCAAAAGTTTTTGTATTTGCAGTTGGAGATGCTGTATCTATTGAATGACTAATTATTCCTGCCATAAATCTTAAAATTTCACTTACATGAGTTGTGTTATCAAAGTTATTAAAATAACTCCCATCTAAACTATCTTGCCAATCATTAGAAGTCGGATAACCGTTTGTTATATTGTTAGCAGTTATAGTTGTTGTACCATTAGGTGCACTTGTTGCAGTAATAGAACCAGATATATTTATACTACCAGTCATTTCATGTACATTAGTAGACTGTAAAACTAATTTATTTTGTGCATTTGCTGTTCCATCTACTCTCATTTTAATGGCTGAACTGGCGTTATTTCCATCTGAATCTGCTACCATAGAAAGTATATTATCTTTTGTTTCTGTAGAACCAACTGGAACCCAATCAGTACCACTATAAACTTTCATTAAATTATCAGTTGTATTAAAATATGTCATTCCCTTTTCACTTGTACCTGATACTGTTGGATCAGACGATGCTGATGGTAACAACATCCCTGCTTTACCATCCATCAATACAGTAAGAGAAGAACTTATGTGTAAACTTCCAGTTTGTCCAATCAATGCCCTCCCTACATATAAATCTTTCCATTGTTTTGCAGTAGTTCCTAAATCATATGTAATATCGGCATTTGGTGTAAGATTAGAAGTTAAATCTGCAGTTATACTAATAGAATCTGTATCTGCATCTCCAAGAGTTAAATTGCCACCTATAAAAGTATCCCCTACAATATGAAGTTTAGAACCACTAATAACTGAACCACTAACATTAGCACTAGCAATGTTTCCCGCCAAATAAATATTGTTCCATGATGCAACACCACTACCCAAATCAAACGAAGAATTATCAGTTGGTAAAAATGAACCACTTAGATTTACCTTATTTACAGACTGGGTTACAGCAAAAAGTTGAGTGGTATTTTCTACCCCCATTCCTTTCGGATTATGTAAATCTACGCCTGTTAAACTACTATGTGTTTTTGCCATTCATATACTCCTAATCGGTTACTAATACCTCTCCTGTCTCATCAGTTATTGGTACAAAATTTAAAAATGTAGTACTTTGATTATCCACTACCATCTTTTCTAATAATGTAGGAATAGACAATCCTTTTTCTTTAATTGCTCCATCAACTGAAAATGAACCAGTTACTTCTCCACCGCCACTTTTTATGGTAACTTTAGTATCAAATCTATTTAATCCAATATACTTAACGGTAGACATTATGTAATCTCCAAAATACTTGCAAACGCTTCAATATCTCCGTCTGCTGATGCCTGTGTTTCTAATTTATCCCCCGCTCCCAAATTAATTGGTTTTTCAATTATTACAGTAGAATCTGCGGGAATTTCTACTGTCTTTAATATATATCTTCGTGTGGTAAAATTAGCACTTCCACTAACACTTAAATTTATAGTTGCAGAATTTGTACCATCAATATTACTTAAATAAATTGCATGTACAACTGCTGTAGTTCCACCTGGACAAGTATATAATGGTACGATATCTGTACTTGAACCAGTTGCTGCATTTTTAAATGTATTAGCCACTTATTATCCTCCAAACACTATACTAAATACAACTGCGTTTGGATCTTCTGCGGTAATTCCACTTATAGCAGAACCATCACCTTTAAAATAAGATGCCGTAACAGCGGCTGTTAATTCTATTGAACCAGTTGTTTGTGAATCTGTTGTTAATATTGTCTGAACGGAAGGAGAACCATCATTTTTTTCAAAATAAACTTTACCATCAACCGTATTCATAGCAAGTTCACCCAACTCCAAATCAGAAGCCGTGGGAACTTTTTTAGCAACTGAACTACGTTTTAATTTTACAGTTTGTGCCATATGGCGTATCCTCTGATAATATCTATTATCACTATGTTACGGGGTATATACCCCAAAAATCTTTTAGAAACTTCCCCCATCAATTACTGAACTGATAGTTAAGTTTCCATTACTCGTATTATATCCAATCAAACCAGTAGTTACTACTTGTGTATCTGCTGATGCCAAATATCCGAGTTGTGTATTACTATCATTTCTAAACGATATTAAACTTGCAGATACAGCTGCTACACTTGCTCCTGCACTTACATAAACTGAACCCGTTACTTGTAAACTTGCCTGTGCATCAACTCTTGCTTGAAAATCTGCTACTCCTTGAACATCAAGTGTTCCATCTATATCTGTATTATCTAAATTTGCCGTGCCATTTACATCTATATCACCTTCTAAATCTGCATTTCCTTGCAACCACAAATCTTTATATCTTGTACCAGTTGCACCTAAATCATTTCCATTATGTGCTGATGGTTGTAATGTACCTTTAGTTACAATTAATGTAGAACCACCTAAATCTATATAAGTATTAGTATCTACACCTTCTAATTTATCAAGTGATGTTAAATCAACATCATTAAAATCTACCGTTGTACCATTATCAGTAATATTTGCTGAAGATTCAATTCTACCATTACCTTGTGCGAGTACTACTCTATTATCTGATAAATCTCCTGCGGCTGCTTGTACTGGATGTCTATAATGTGTTGAACCACTAATTCCTGAAGTCCAATAATCATTTGCTGCATTCCATAATAATGATCCAGTATGTGCAGTTCCAACTCTATCAATAACTTGTATACCAGCGTTTGTTGAACCACTTACAGAATTTAATACAATAATATTGTCACCTATATCTAAGGTAGAGCTTGAAATAAATGTCGTTTCGCCATTTACAGTAAAATTACCTTCAATTGTTGCATTTGAAGATACTGTTAATGTTCCTGTAACATCTACACCTGCTGAAGTTACACTTAATCTCTCTGTATTATTAACCTTAGTATTTACTTCATTATCAGTTGAAAAATCAACATATTCTTGACTTGCTGCTCTACCAACTTTAAGAGAAGTATTATATACAGAGGTAATAACAGTTTGGGCTGGTGTTATACTTAATGTACTTCCATTACCACCACTAATACCAGTTCCTTGTGTTGCTAATCTTAAATTTTCTGACGAGTCATCTTCCAATCCAGTTCCTGCGAAATCACTAACATC